CCCGTATTGGCGCACATCGCGCCGAGAACCGAACCGTGCCTCTTCACCTCATCCGGTCGATACCAGACAACCACCTCTTTCGCGCCGGCTGGCGGCCGGTCCTGACAGAATATTCTGGCCTCACGCTTGGCGTTCTTGGCCTGCGTCCGCAGCGACGTCGTTTTGTGAACGACCCTCAAGCCTTGTCCCACCAGATCGTAGTACGGCGCGACCCATGACGATTCCAGCCAGACCCGGCCGCGCATCATGAGTTGGCGCAGCAAGGCGCGCTGATGCAGATTGTCGCCCAGCCCGTGCATGCCGCGGACAATGATATCGGTCACGCCGCAGGCTCGTCCTGGGGCTGATTAACGGGCAGGCCGGTGACCGGATCAATCTCCTGCTCGGGCTGCACGCCTTCCTGGTCCTTGGCGATCTCCTCCTCTTCTTCCTCGAAGGACCGCTCGGCGCTGATCAACTCGCCACGTTGCAGGTTCTCGAACAGCGACAGCTTGGACATCGCGCCGGCCTGCCAGACCTTGACTAGATTGGCTGCGGCTTGCGGGTCCATAAGTTGATCGACGAATTGCAGATTCGGCGTGACGATCACCTCGTCAGGATTGGCGCCGATGATCGTCGCAACGTAGCGCAGCGCCTTTTCCAGCCCCGCAGCGCTGGCCTGACTGATCGTGGTGAGCGTCGCGGTCTGAGCGGTATACCGCAGCCTGAGCGCGTCCCCGCTCTCCGCGGTGCGCTTCTCGCTATCCAGGAGCCTTGCCCCAGCAGCAATGGCGTTCTGCTTCTCAGCCGCCAAGGCCCGCTCGTGGGCCTGAATGCCAGTTCCAGACGGCCCGACGTATTTGAAATCGGGCATCATGTTCGGCTCGCCCTTGAGCACCAACACAACGCCAGCACCGACAGCATCCGGCGCATCGCCATTGATGACCGTGGCGGTTTCCTGTCCCGTCATGAACAGTTGCCAGCGGTAATCGGCCGATAGTTGATACTGAGCGATCACAGAGCGCGCCACGCCGATCAACGGCGGTTCTTCCGGCGACACGGCCAAATCCTTCGCGCCGATCACGACGAACGGGATTTCGGTGAGCGCCTTTCCGCCCCTTGCCTGCAATTCGTCGGGCTGCTTCTCGTCGGGCGTGGTGCCTGTATAGGTCTCAACCTTGTACCGGCCGCTATCTAGCGTCAGGACGCGATAGCGCTGCTCATCGGTCCATTCGAACCCGTTGCGAACCGGCGCGCTTTCGTCCAGCACGTAGAAGTCGCGCTCATCAGACCAGTTGATCAGCGCCTCGGCGGTGTAACCCGCCAGATACGGCAGCCCCGCCGCTTCTTGCGATCCCGTCACCAAGAGGCTGTAGCGGCCCATGAGCAACAGATCGGAGGTGATGCGACGATGCAGCGCCTCAAGCGTCAGGCCGTCCTTGGTGGCCCGCTCCCACAGCCCTTGCATCGCTTCGGGCATTTCGATCTTGGATTCAACGCGATGGATCACGCCGACCATGCCAGCGAGCGTCTGCGCCACGGTATCCGATACCTGAGCGCGGGTCTGATAGATCGCGTAGTAGCCGACGCCCTTGTCATCCTGAGCACGAAACCCGGAGGGCATAGGCAGATAGCGCTCGCCCGCCTCCTTCACCGCCTTCTCGCCCCTTGAACAGTCTCGCATGAGCCGCCATTCGTCGCGGCGATCCGACCAGTCAGGATGCTTACTACTGACATCGGACATCAGATAAGCCCCTTTACCGTCGTGGTCTTGGTTTCAGGATTCCCGAGCATCAACGAGGTCAGCGCCCACACCAGCGCGTCGATCCGATCAGGCGACGGCTGATCGCCCAGCGGCTCCCAAGTCGCCATCTGGTCTTCCAACTCTGCAAACGTGCCAGCATGGCAAACCCGGTTCTGCTCATAGAGCGCCGCGATCGGCTCCGCCCGAGCATTCTTCCCCCGCGTGGCGTGGACAATCGTTACCGGGATATTGGAGCGGACGCTGTGCAGCGTGTGCCGCACCAAATCTCCGCCTTGATTGCCTTCCGCGACAATCCGATCCGCCTTGAGACTATCGAACTGCTCAATGGCCTTCCGCGCCCACTGGTCCGGCGAGTATCGGCCGGACGAATCCGCCAGCACATAGCCACGGCCATCGACGCCCAGCGCGGCCGCTACAATGCCGGTCAGGTTGCTCTCGGCCTTTGCTGTCACGGCGGGATCAACCGCCACCACGACCCGCTTAAACTCGGGCAGCGGGCCTTTCAGACGCGCCCGCTCGATCATATCTCGGGTCCACAACGCTCCTTCGGCCTCTTCCAGAAGCTCGGCGTGAAGTTCCTGCCGCCCCAGACGGGTGCCTTCGTACTTGTCCCTGACCGATTGTAGAAACGTTGGCGCGAGGTTTGCGGCGTTATCGAACGTGCTGCCGCGCGTAACGACGGTGCGCTTGTCCTTGATCAATTCCCGCAGCAGGCTAACCGGCTTCGGCGTCGTCGTGATGCAAACCCGTGGCCGATCCCCGAGCCGAAGCCCGAACATCGCCATATCCCACGTCTCCCGCATGTACTTCCACGCGGCCAACTCGTCGGCCCACATCACCCCGGCTTGCGGGCCGCGAAGCCGCTCCGGCTCTTCTGCCGAGAACAGCGTGGCAATCGCTCCATTCGCCCACGTCAGCCGCCGCTTGGACGGCTCATAAGACGGACGCCCGAGCATGTCGCCATTCGCAGCACGGTCCCCCGCCCAGCAGACAGCAAGCAATCCGCTCTCGCCTTCGACCATCACGTCGCGGGCGTCAGACGCCGTCGGTGCGACCAGATGCACCCGTCCAGCACCGGCCTTGATTTGCTCCCTTATCCATTCGGCTCCGGTTCGGGTCTTTCCAAACCCGCGCCCCGCGAGGATCAGCCAAATTTGCCAAAGCGTCCCGTCATCCTTCCGGTCCGGCGGGGCCACCTGGCTCTCACGGGCGAAAAACCGCCAGTCATGCAGAAGTTGCCTGCACTGATCATCCGTCAGGCTGGCCAGCGCCTCCCGCCTTACGGTTTCCGGCAATGTGGCGAGCGATGACAGATTCAAGCTGGCTTCTCGCGTCAGAGACCGTCACGTCCGCCGAAATATCGGCCTCGATCCGATCCGTGAACAATTTGTGGTATTTGCCCAATAGCCCCCAGGCGCTCACACGGGCCGCGTGGGAGCTTCCCTCACCCTCGCGAGTAGCCTCCTTGTAAAGGCCGGCAAGAACGTCCTGAGCGCTTATTTCGGCTTTTTCGGCCTGCCTGCGGGCGCCCTTGGCAACCGCCGATGCAACTGAAGGTTTCTTAAGTAGTTGGTGCCCCAACTGTTCCGCAGTTTTAGCGCTGTATCCAGCCCGAACCGCAGCTTGCGTCGCGTTCAGATCAATCAAATACTGCTCGACAAAACGGGACTGTCTCGGCGTCAGCTTGCTTTTGCTCGCCATCGTTTCATTGCCTGTCGCTTCTGCTCTCGGCGGCGCTGGCATGTCTCGCAGCTTGTAGATACCACGTTGCCTGTAGATACTACTGGCGTAGACGCTACGGGAGCGCCTGCCACGCTTTCCTTGATGGCCTGACCCAGAACGATCAGATCAGGATTCCTCGGCATCGCGCGAACAAGGCGGGCCAACGCCGCAAGCCCTTCCTGCGAAATCACGCGCAATCATCCGGCGGCGCGACGTATTCGGATGGCGCGGTGTCGGCATTGACCAGTCGCAACTCTGCCGGGCGCGCAAAATACGCGATGCACGACCGATCATCCGGCGAAACAAGGATCGAGCCATAGCATGGAGGCTTTGCCCGATTGTTCGTAACGACTCCGGTTTTGCCGGCGCGAGCGCCCTTCACAAATACCACACGGTCGCCCTTGTTGAGTCGCGGGAACGTCGCGACGACCTCGCCCATCAACTCGCCTCCGCCTTCTCAACTTTAATCGAGCACGCTGCCGTAAATACCCCGCCGGTCGCCTTGCCAGCCTCACTAGCGCGCTGGATGTAATCGCGGGCCGCTTCCATGCAGGACGGTAGATCAGCCATCGGTGACCGCAACGTGCGGGGTTCCTCGCCGGGCAATGTCATGATCAGGATTAGGAAGACGACTGTCATCGCCCCATCCTCGCCATGCTCCGCGCACCCCACCACAGCACGACACCGACACCGGCGACAAAGCCGATGAACAGGCTGACGATCATTACCGCAAAGGTCATGTCGGCCCCATAAAAAAGCCCGCCACCATGAGGCAGCGGGCAGTCTAGGGAGGTTTACGCCCAAGGGGCAACGGACGCCATTGCTCGCGAAACTCGAAATTGGTGCCCTAGCGAGGAATCGAACCCCGGACCCTCCGCTTACAAGGCGGACGCTCTACCAACTGAGCTACAGGGGCTTAAAGCTGATATGGGCGGAGGCGGCCCCTTCCGATGATCGCCGCCTCGATGTGACCGGCCCAATCGGAGTCGCCGGCCGATGCGGACACGTTACCGCGCCGCTGCGCCCAATTTCACAGGAAGCACCTTTACCGGCCAAGGTGGCAGATAGTACATGCCGCGCCCGAGCCAAGAAAAGCCAAGACGGAGCGAGATGAACCGTGGCGGCCACGTCTGATTATCGGCCTTGCCATCTGCGTTTACGGGAATCCACTTCCACCCAATGAACGGGAGAAAACTGCCGAACAGCGGATAACCGCCCTTACCACCAAGGCTCAAGATAAATTCGCCCGTATACTCGCAACGCCAAATCTTCATCCTGCCCGCCTCTTCTGCCCGTACAGCTTCCGGCAGGCGCCCTCGATAATCTCGCGGTCCTGCCACGGGATGCGGCTGTCGGTTAGATCGATGATGGCGATGCCCTGGTCATGATAAGCGTTGCGTTTGATCGCCTCGTAATCGACCGTAGAGCCGATCTTGCGGGACGGGTAGTTAGTCGCCAGCATCACGCCGTGACCCGCTCCACGTCCGTCGCAAACGGCCCACGCGGCCCCTGATCGACACCGAACGTCACCTTGTCGCCCTCGCGAAGATCGGCCGCTTTCTTCACCTGCTTGACGTGGACGAAAATGTCCTTCCCGCCGTCACGCTGGATGAAACCGAAACCCTTTTCGCTGTTGAAGAACTTCACAGTGCCGTTCTGTCGATCTGCCATGCTCACACCACTTCAAGGCCAAGCTTTCTCCGGCGCTTTGCTTCGCGCGCGGCTTGCTTTGCAGCCCAGGTAAAATCTCGAATGTCGGGGTGGTCTGCGCTGGCTTCTCCATCGCTCCATGAGCGAGGTGATTTTGCTTCCGGCAATTCATCCAGCGTGCAATCAATGAATGCGTCAGAACGGGAATGTGTGCAACCGCCTATATCGCCCGCAAGGCGCAAGGTTCTCGCTTCGTTGACGAAAACGGCTGCTAAACGCTCGAAAGCCCTATCGAGGCGGTCATAGGCAGTTCGCCTCACCCATCCCTTGCGACGGCATACCGTGGCGAAGTTCAACCCGCCTGCTTGGCTGTGCGCCCATAGCCAAACCAACTGACGGCGATCTTCAGCGATCAGCGGTGTCCATTCAAGCAGGACTTCGTTGGCCCGGCTGATCTCTCCCGGTGACGGCGGCAGGCGACGGTTATTCCTCGCCTCTTGTTCGTCTCGGTGGGTTTGCTTGCTCCA